TTAGACCAAATCAGGATTGCTGCTGAAAGTGATCTTGTAACATTCATAAGGTTAGTAGCACCAGAGCAGGTACTAGGGCAAGCCCATGAAGATGTCTGTAACTGGTGGATAAGACCTGACTCAAAGTCACACCAACTATTACTCTTCCCTAGGGATCACGGCAAGTCAAGATTAATAGCGTTTAGAGTAGCTTGGGAGTTGACAAAGAACCCAACATTGCGTATACTATACATATCAGCTACAGCTAACCTTGCTGAGAAACAACTAGGGTTTATCAAAGGAATACTTACATCAGAGATATACAGAAGGTATTGGCCTGATCACGTAAACTTTGATGAAGGTAAACGTACACGATGGACTAACTCAGAGATTATGTTAGACCATCCATTAAGGAAGAAAGAAAATGTTAGAGACCCTTCGATCTTTACTGGTGGACTCACTACTTCGCTTACAGGTTTACATTGTGACATTGCTGTCCTCGATGACTGCGTGGTGTACGAAAATGCTTACACAGGTGAAGGAAGGAATAAAGTCAAAAGTCAATACTCTCTTCTCTCGTCTATTGAAGGTGCTGAAGCGAAAGAGTGGGTAGTAGGAACTAGGTATCACCCTGCTGATCTATACAACGATCTACTGCAGATGACAGAAGATCAGTACAATCTAAGAGGTGATAAGATAGGTGAGGATAGTATCTACGAGATATTTGAGAGACCTGTAGAAGAACGAGGTGATGGCACAGGTGAGTTCCTTTGGCCTAGAACCCAACGCAAAGACGGTAAGTGGTTTGGGTTTGACATGAAGATACTTGCAAAGAAGCGTGGTCAGTACCTAGACAAAGGACAGTTTAGAGCACAGTACTACAACGATCCTACAGACCCAGACAACGTACCTGTCTCACCAGACAAGTTTCAGTACTTCGAAAGGAAACACATAAGAGAGGACAACGGCTACCTGTTCTACAAAGATAGTAGACTAAACGTATTTGCTGCTGTTGACTTCGCCTTTAGCTTAAGTAAACGTGCTGACTATACAGCAATAGTTGTGGTAGGTGTTGATGCAGAAAACAACGTATACGTCTTGGACATCGATAGATTCAGGACTGACAGAATATCTGACTACTTCGAAAACATACTCCATATGTCAAACAAGTGGTCATTCAGAAAGCTCAGAGCAGAAACAACAGTCGCACAAATGGCAATCGTCAAGCAACTCAAAGAACTTATCAAGCAACACGGACTAGCTATAAGTATTGATGAGTTTAGACCTAATAAGAACCAAGGTAATAAACAAGAGCGTATAGCTTCGATACTTGAGCCTCGCTATGACAACATGGGTATATGGCACTATAGAGGTGGCAATACTCAGATACTAGAAGAAGAGTTGTCATCACGAAACCCTGCTCACGATGATGTTATAGACGCACTAGCTTCAGTCATAGACATGGCTGTTAAACCAGCTAGAGTAATTCGTAGGAGTAGAGATAACGTGGTACAGTTTAACTCAAGATTTGGTGGAGTTTCCTTCTAATGGCTGGAACAACTATTGACCTTCAAACCATGATTGATCCCCACGGTCTAGCAACAGACATTGCAGATCGTTGGACACAATGGAATAACGCAAAGAGAACAAAAGTAGAAGAGTGGAAAGAGTTACGTAATTACATTTACGCTACTGATACTCGCACTACGTCCAATAGTAAACTACCTTGGACTAACAGTACGACTACACCAAAGCTAACACAAATAGCTGACAACTTACACGCTAACTATTTCTCAGCATTGTTTCCTCAGAAGCGTTTCTTTAGATTTGAAGCACATGATGAAGACGCAAATGTAAAAAGTAAACGTGATGTTATCCAGTCCTATATGGAAAATAAATTACGTCAATCAGACTTTGAAAATACTGTAAGTAAACTTATAAACGATTACATTCAATACGGTAACTGTTTTGCTACAGTAGACTTTGCTAGAGACTACACTGAGTACGAAGATGGTGAACGTGCTGTAAACTACGTAGGACCAAAGCTTGTACGTATCAGCCCTTTTGATATTTGCTTTAATCCACTAGCAGCAAACTTTGGTGAAAGCCCTAAGATTGTCAGATCCATGATGAGTATGGGTGAGTTATCTAGAAAAATTGAAGAGACTGTAGACAACAATTACCTTAATCAAATATTTGATAGAATGGTATCTAACAGAACTACAGTGGCAGGTTACGGTACTAGCGAAGTTGACATGGACAAATCACAGGCATTTATTGCTGATGGTTTTACTAGTATCCACGAATACTACGAGTCAAACTTTGTAGAGCTTATGACATTCTATGGTGACATCTATGACTCTGACTCAAAAGTATTTTATAAGAACAGAGTTATAACTATTGTAGATAGATCCTACGTAATCTACAATGAGCAGAACCCTAGTTGGTTAGGTAAGTCACCTATCTACCATGCAGGTTGGAGAGAACGTCCAGACAATCTTTATGCTATGGGGCCACTTGACAATCTTGTTGGTATGCAATATAGAATAGATCACTTAGAAAACCTCAAGGCTGATGTCTTTGATCAGATAGCTTATCCTATCATTAAGATTAGAGGTGACGTAGAAGACTTTGACTTTGAGCCAGCAGCAAGAATATACATGGGTGATGAAGGTGACGTAGGTTACTTAGCTCCTGACCCAACAGCACTAAACGCAGACTTCCAGATACAGAACTTAGAAAACAAAATGGAAATGATGGCTGGTGCTCCTAGGGAAGCTATGGGTATTCGTAGTGCAGGTGAAAAGACAGCCTTTGAAGTACAGCAGTTAATGACTGCAGCAGGACGTATCTTTCAACACAAGACTGCACACTTTGAAAGAGTATTCCTAGAGCCTATACTAAACGGAATGATTGAAGCTGCTAGACGTAACATGGATATAGCAGATACAGTTAGGGTTCTTAATGAAGATACAGGACTATTCTTTTTTCAACAAATTACAAAAGAAGACATCATGGCTAACGGTAAGATTGTACCTATTGGTGCTAGGCACTTTGCTGAAAGAGCACAAAGAGTACAAAGCATGACGCAACTTTACCAGTTGAAGTTAGCTGATCCCAGTGTTGCTGTTCACTTCTCAGGTAAAGAGTTTGCTAGAATACTAGCAGAAGAGTTAGGTGAACCAGCCTTGTTTGGAGACAACATCTTAGTCTCTGAACAACTAGACTCTGAGCGTATAGCAACTGAAGCTCAGGTACAATTTGAAGAAGAACAAGAAATAGCAATTAAAGAGGGGCTATAATATGTACGGAAATACTAAAAAGAAACCAAAGCCTAAGAAGAAGCCAAAGAAATAAATGAAAGCCGCTTGGTTTAAAAAATGTAAGACGCAAGAAGACAAGGACAAGATCAAACAAAAGATTATGTCTAACTCAGAAAGTCTTCTGCTTCTTGAAGAGATTCTTGAGTCTATGCTTGAGGATAGACCGACTACGGCTGACTATGACAGCCCTTCTTGGTCACACAAAATGGCTGATCGTATCGGCTACAACAGAGCACTAACCCAAGTGCTCGATCTTATTAACCTAGATAAGGAATAAAACTATGGTATTTACTGATAACACTGCAACCACACAGGAAGATCAGAACAACGAGACTCAAGTACAGGAGAACCCTTCACAGGAGTCCTTTCTTGATAAACTCGTACAGGCGAAGGGAGAGAACTGGAAAAACCCTGAAGTGTTAGCTAAAGGCAAATTAGAAGCTGATGGCTACATTAAAAATCTTGAAGACCAACTCACTCAAATGAGGGAAGACTTGAAGAAACAGGAATACAAAAACGAAGTTCTTGACCAGCTTCAGACCAAGGCCGCTGAAACTACTGCAGCGACTAATGAAGTGCCTAATAATAACAGTAGCACTAGAGACCAGAATACCACTGCAAACTTTAGTGAGGAAGACCTGAAGAGCCTTGTAGAAAAGACACTTGGTCAGCGAGAGTTAGAAGCCAAAGTTAATGGTAACTTACAACTTGTTGATAAAGAACTAGAGGGAAGCTTTGGCACTGAAGCCAAGGCTCAAATCGAAAGGAAAGCTGAAGAGCTTGGTATGTCAATAGATCGTTTACGTGATATTGCTGCTGAGTCACCCAACGCTTTCTTTGCTCTTATAGGTGAGAACAAACGTCCTGTCAGCCCTATGGTTGCTGGGTCAGTTCGAACTGAGGGTGTCAATATGCAATCCTCTACGGAAAGAGATTTCAATTACTATCAGAAACTTCGTAGAGACAATCGTAACTTGTACTATTCTTCCAAGACGCAACAACAAATGTTCGAGGACAAATCTCGTCTTGGTGAAAAGTTTGGTGCATAATAAAGGAACTTAGACATGGCAATGACCACATCTAACACTTCGTTCCTGCAACGTGCTCAGGTCTACTCATCAGAATTGAAAGAAATTCTGCGTGATGAGATGATGGCACAAAGATATGTTCGTATGCTTGACGGTTTTCCTGACGGAAACACTTTCAACATTCCTTCTATCGGGCAGGCACAAGTGGACAACTACACTGAGGACAGTGCTGTTACCTACCGTCCATTAGACACAGGTAACTTTACATTCTCAGTTGATAAGTATCTCTCATCAGCTACTTATATGACCAAGAAAGCAGAGCAAGACACATTCTATTCTTCAGAACTAATGTCACGCTTTGTACCTGAACAAGAACGTGCAATCATGGAACATTTCGAGACAACAACTCTCGCTGCTCCTGAAGCTGGCGTATCAGCTAACTCAAATGA